ATGCAAAAATTCATCTTAATCCGCGGTCATCAAGGTTCGGGGAAATCGACGTTTGCCGAACAAAAAGCCGCTGAATTTAAAGCGCAGTATCCGGATGCGGAAGTGGTCCGTATTGAAAACGATTTGTTCATTACCGATGAATACGGTGAGTATCGTTGGTCGGGCGAAGCGGTGGATAAGGCGCAAAAACGCGGTAATGCCTTGATGACTGAAACGTTGAGACTTGGACGTCAAAATCCGAATCGAAATATTTTGATCATTCATTCCAATACCAACCAAAAAGCTTCGCGTTGCCGTCATTTATTGGATCAGGCGGAGAAAAGCGGTTTTGAAACAGAAGTTTATCGACTACACAATTTCTATCCCAACCTGCACGGCGTGAAAGAGCATGACGTGTTGGCGGCGTATATCAAGCTGAACCAAAACCGAGTGGCAAACGAAATCCACATAGAGGCTGTGCAACCGGCAAATGCGGAGCAGTTAGAAAAAATTGAACAGATGCAGGCTATCGAGCATAAGCCGCTGGTGTTTGATGAGGCGCAGCAAACCTTCGTCACCGAAAATTATCTGCAACACGGCAGCCGTAACTTTACCGCCAAAGCGTCCAAGCGTTACCCCGAATTGCGCGTGTTGAAATACGCACGCAGCGTGTTCTATAACAACCGTTTCGACGACGCGCTGCTTGAAATGCGCGGTTTGATTATCGATGCGCATAATCGAATCATCGTGCGTCCGTTTAAAAAAGTGTTCAATTATTCGGAGCGTATTGCCAAAGGCAGCCGTTATCCGATCCGAATCGGCGACGAGAGATTGGTGGATGTGGTCGTAAAAGTAAACGGCTTCCTCGGCTGCTGCACTTTCGTCTCGCTTTCAGACGACCATCCGTCTAAAGGCGCTTCGTTTGACAGCAAAGTGCTGTATTTGTAAGGCGGCGACGGCTTTTGCACAATTTCGCGCTAGCTTTTGCACTTTGTGAGATTTTAAAATTCTGTCAGCTTTTGCACAAGAAAGCCCGTTTAAAGATGATTTAAACGGGCTTTAAATTTAACTAGCCATTCCACTCTTCGACATACAAGTAAACGGAATAGGATACGTCGATTTTAGGCTTATCATAGTTGGTACGAATGGATACACCTTTGCCGTCTTTTGCACAAATCGCATGATTGAGAAACAAGACTACCAGGTTGTTATGCTCAAGAGAAAGCGTGACACGCGGGTCTTTATAGGTATTGGCGAAGGTAACTTTAGTCCATGTATACCCGCCGTCAGCCCACATTTCCTGCGTCAAATGGATTTTCTCGCATTTCTTCATACCTAAAAGGCTTCGCAGCTCAGAGATTTCTGTTGCCTGTTTAGATTGTTTTTCGGCGACTGCTTCCAATTCGGCAATCTTCGCCCGCAATGCAGACACTTCTGCTGAAGCGGCCGCGCCCGCAGCTGCCGTTTTTGCGGCTTCCAAATCAGCGGTAACGGCGACAATTTTCTTATGCAGTGCTTCAATTTCCTCACTTTCTTCAGCTTTGGAAATTTCAGTGCGCAATGCTTGAAGTTGCTCTGACAATGCGGCAACGGTTTGGTCTTTCTCCGTCAGCCGCGTTAGAACAGATTCAAGATTTGCACGTTGACTTGCCAATTCTTTTGCATGATTAGACAGATCTTCTTTACTCGCTTCCAAAGCCAGCAAACGGCCTTCCAGTGAGCCTGCCTGTTCGATAGCACGTTGTGCAACATTCAATCGCTCTGACAATGCGGCAATCTCTTCACTCTCTTCGGTATCTTTGACAGCCGCTTCCAAGCGCGTGATTTTAACAGTCAAATCGGCAATAACTTTTGAATCAACAGCAGTACCTGTTGTTGGCTGAACAATGATTGCCTGGCCACTCACATCAATGGATACTGCCTCTTCATGAATCACGCCGTCTCCCACGCCAAGCTCTACACGGCTAATTGACGGCGATACCGTCACAACGCCGCGCAGATAGGTTTTAACGACATTACCAGTTACCGCGCGTAAGTCATATTCAGCACGGCTCCAAGTAATATCGGCAGTTAAACTTGCTGGGAAAAGCAACCAAACATCACTGCCATCAATAGAAATTATCGGTTGGATGATTGAGCCGTCAGTAGCTCGGATATCCATGACAAATCTGCTCAAAGATAGATCAAGCGGTTTATTTTCGGCTGTTAAGGACACTTTAAAAAGGTGCGTGTCACCACGATAAAGCGTGAAATATTGTGTTTTCGGCTGCATTTCAGACGGCCTTTCTTTTGTCTTGTGACCACTCTGCCAAGTCAACCGGCGAACATAATAATGGCTCGGCGACTCCCATTACTTCCCCGCACCATTCCGAGCAGAACCATTTATCTGCCGACTGCCTCAAAAAACGACGGAAAAACGATGTCACGCATAACACACCCAACAAATCATAGCGTTTGCCCTTAGTGTTTCTCCACAAAGAAAACAGACGTTCCATGACAATTTGTTGATTATCCAGCACAATCAAATCCCACTTTTCGGCAGGCAACGGCATACGTTTGCAGCGCACACCACCATCACGAAAAGATGATGAATAGCAATCAAAGAGGCTGTCTGAAAACGCTACCGACACCGCAATTTCACAGTGAGAATATTGACCACCGGTAACTTTGCGTATTACCCATTCGATAATGCGGAAAGCCAAGTCCTTGGGCGTTTTTATCGTCTTGCGGCCTTTATATAAAGCCAAATAGACTTTTGCCATTTTCAGACAGCCTCCGGTGTAGTGAACTCAATCACGATCTTTTCCAGCGCGGCCTGCGTTTTCGCTGCTTCGATTTTGCTTTGCAGCGCTTGTCGTTGACCTGCCACATGTGCAGTCAGCTTTTCATAAGCGAGAGTTTTTCGCAGTGCGGCCTCTTTGAGCTTATCAGCATCAATGCCACGACTGTCGGCGATTTGGTCTAGTATGGGAGTAGACGCGGTCTTATCCGTCGCCCACGCCCGCACCTCTGCTGCCTGAAGTGCCCATGTCTGTACCTCGAAATCAGGCACCTTGTCGATTTCGGCGGCAGTATTGATAAAGGCTTGCGCCACAGAGTTTAAGTGGCTGATTTTGGCGGATTTGAGCACAGACAAATCAACGCTTTCCGCGCTGGTAAGGCTCACACCTTCCGGCAATTCGCCCGCCTTGTCCCAGAATATTTCGCGGCCGTTGCTATAAACAATTTGTCCGCGGTAATCAGGGATAATTTCCCATTCTGAACCATTCCATCGGGCGGCTTTGCCGTCTGAATATTTAGGCAGTTCGGCTTCGATACTTTGGCGGCCATCGTCAAAGTATTGCTCCTCGATAAACAGGCCGTCTGAATCAATCACGCATCTTGTCATTTTTTCGATTCCTTCATTTCAGTTTCTAATGTTTCAATTCTTGCGGCCATTTCCTGAATGGCTTTAGTCAAAACGGGGATGAACGTTTCGTATTCGACGGTGTAGGTATCGTTTGTTTTATTTACCATCGGCAATCGGCCATATTCATCTTCCAACGCAGCAATGTCCTGGGCAATAAACCAATGCCGCAAACGATCTTCTTTATGGCTGCCATCCTTGGTTGGGTTCGCCCACCATTCGCGGACTTTTACTGCGCGTTCTTCCTCCGGCAAATCGGCAAATAATTCGTCAACGTAGGAATCCCGGCGGTCGTAGTAGCCAGTCATCGGCTTGAGTTTCATTACAAAATCTAAACCGTTCGTCAACGGCTTAACATCTGCTTTGTCGCGGCCGTCAGAACGGATGTTCACCGCGGTCGGAGCATATAAAGTTTGCCCTGTCGTGCCGATTTGGATTTCGTTGTTTCCGTTTATTCGTGCACCATAGCCGATTGCGATGGAGTTTGTGATTTTGCCTTTTAAAAATTCACCTTGAACGTTTCGATACCCAGCACTATCACCAATAACAACGCATTGCTCACTGCTTGCCAGCGGCATTGTCCAATACCCAATAGCGGTAGTCGAAATATGGACGCCAGTTCGCAATGATGACGCCCCGATTGCGGTCGTTTTTTGATAATTTTCTCCCATCAATGCAGCGTCGGCACCGATGATGGTTGAATATCCTGCAGTCACCGCCGTTTTCATCGCGTTCGCGCCGATGACGGTCAGCTCTTCATTTTTAGTAGCAGTTGAATTTGCAGAATAGACGTATTTCAGCTCGGCTGCGCCGGTGGCGGTCAGCTCTTTAGAGCTTTGAATGGTGAATGTATTGCCGTTCACAGATACAACCTGAGCCGGTACGACGTCGTTTTGTAAGGTTTGCGCCGTGCCTGATGTAAGGCGTATGCCCACCCAATAAGTCGCTTGTGCACCGCGGATGTCTGGAAATGTAAGCGTGATGTTTTTTCCAGATTGGGCGTAGGTACCTGCTTCCGTTCCCGTCCAGACAACATCTCCGCCATTTGGGGCGCGGTTTCTTTCCAGGTTCTCCATTGCCGCCGCGCCGATTACGGTAACTTTTTCGGCCATTTTTGTATTTCGCGCCGCGCCCCCGCCAATGGCAGTTTGAGCTGCGCGGCCTTGATAGGATTGCAGTACAGCTTCGCCGATTGCGATTGTTTTTGAAGTTTCGGATGGCCAGAAAACTTCGATGTCGCCCGTTAATCCGACAGGAGCTGTCCCTGCCATCGCGCCGGCGCCAAGTGCAATATTTGATGACCCTGTACCCAATCCTTGCCCGGCATTTCGTCCAATTGCGACATTTGAAAAGCCACTTGTGATTCCGCGTCCTGCATTACCACCAATACCGATGTTGCGCGTGCCTTCCATGCGTGACTGGTCATACCATTCAGTAGCGGCCTGCACATTAATCAGGCTGTCTGCCCCAATGGCGATATTGTCCCGGCTTACTTTTGAGAATCCTTGGGCGCGGTCGCCAATAGCGATAGCGGAAACACATTTCTCCGTCTTCTCCATCGCACCTTCGCCAATAACTACAAGACCTGCACCGTTCCATTCATTCGACTTAAGGTTGGATGCTGCACCAGATCCGGAAATGAATCGACCGATACCGCTTCTGATAGGCTGGTATTGAACATCGACAGTTTTGCCGTTAATCACAAACTTGCCGTTTGTGTATTTGTTTTTTTGCGGGTAGGTATTACCCGTATCAATTGACAAACCCAAGCAGTCGACAACAATGCCAAGCGCGGCGGCTTCAGCGGCATTTAAAGTTGCTAGTGCATTGTTTTTGCTGGCTACATAGCCAAAATCATGCAGGTTAAGCATCCCTGAAAACACACGCTTCCAGCGCGTGCCGTCGGTAGAAACAATAACGGTACAACCGTTATCAGCGGTAGATTTATCGGTTTTATCCGCCACAAACACGCCGCCGCCCACTGTTGTATTGGGGTGATAGGCGTTAACGTTTACATAACCATCACCGCTGTATTTACGCAAAGCCTCAATACTGGCCACTTGAGAAGCATTGGCGGCCAGCGTTTTAATAGCTGATAAGACTTGGGCATGGTCGGCTTTGTTAGGCTCAATGCCAACCGCGTTTAAAATGCTGTACAACTCGCCTTGCAATTGATTCAACCACCATGCAGGCACGGGCGTACCTGGCGTGCGGCGGTCGCCGTCGATAAATTGCTTACTCGGGGTTTGGATTAAGTCCATTTTTATACCTCTTCTTCATATTCAAAGCGGCAATATGTCCATGCCGGTTTTAATTCTTCAAACATCGTTTCGATAATCGGGTCGGTGTATACACTGATACGGTCGCCAGCACGGCTTTGCCCGGCTCTGAAAATATAGGCGGTGGCTTTTCCGTCGGCGATGTCGACGCACCAACGCCAAATAGCATCTTCAGTATTCAAACAATCTCCGGCACAGCTTTCACCGGCACGGAATTGGTCTTCTTCGTAAATGTTTACGGTGTAGCCTGCCGATTCGGCGATGGCGGTAAAGTAGGCAATGCTCAAACCGCCCAAGGCGTTGAGTTTGGCCAGTACGGCATCAGTACGTTGTTGGGTATTGGCTCCGGCAGGCGGGGTAATGGCCAGCAGCTCTTCCCAGCGGTACAGGTAATCGTTTTCCGCATCAGGGAACGGCGCATTTTTCACTCCTTCCGCATGGTCGGCCACAATATCAAACACGCCCGCTTCGGCTTTGATTTCTGCCGTATCTCCTACGGTGTCGTAGCTGACAGGCGGGCGCATGGCGGCAAGTAAGGCTTGATGGTTCACGTGGTGTACTCCACGCTAATACTGCCAGGACGTAGCCAGTAAATATCTTCGGCACTTTCCTGGGGCTTGATATTGCTCACGGGTGTGGTTAAGACACGGTCACGCACGCCGTACACTTCGCTGATTAAGGTTTCCAACTGGCTTTTAATTAGGGTGTCGCCGGGTTTTAAGGCATCAAAATAGGCGTTTACAGCTGATTTGATGGCGGCGGTGGCCGTATCGGTATCCGTGCCGCTGCTTAAGGTAATGGTGACTGCCACATTCACGGTCTGGATACTGGGCGCAAGGGCTAGAAAGCCGTTTTTACGGGTAACAGGCCGTACTGCATCGACATGAGCTTGTACGGCGGCCAGTGTTTCTGCGCTGGGAATACCGTTTTCACCCAAAATAACGGCATCGACAAAGCCGTTGCCACGACGTAACGGGTAAATGAATGCATCAACCACACCCGGTACTTCCAAGCACCAATTGCGGAAGTCGTATTGGTTACCGCCCGCAGCAGGGCGGCGCAGGCGTTCTTCGTAGCGTGCCAAAAGGCTCTCATCGCTTTCGGCATCTGTACCGCCGACCATCGTTAGCAAGACGGCGGAACTGTCAATCCCCGCAGGTACGCTTTGCAGCGTAGCCACGGATTCACCGGTTTGATTTTGAGCGCTACCCGAAACAGTGGCGATAACGGCTATTTCGGCACTTCCAAGCGCACCGATAACGGCGGATTCGGCGGCTAAATACACCTTATCGCCCACATTGATCTGTTGGCCGACAGGTATCGTTGCACCGACCGCACCGCGAATACGCGCCTTACCACCTGCAAAGGTGGCAGTTTTTCGGTAAATGCCGTATTTGGCGGCATGTTTTTCCAGATAGGCACTGTCGGCGGTATCAGCAAACGCTTGCCGCAAAATCCACTCTTGATGCTGGTATTGGCCTTCGCCCACAGCAGCAATGGCGGTGGCGCGTACATGGTTGTCGCTGCCTGCGTGTACATGGGCAGCGGGATTTTGGTTTTGCAGGTCGCGCAGATAGTTGGCGCGGATTTGCTCGAAATTAAGTGCTTGCGTCATATCACGGCCACTTTGTGACTAAGGGTTACGGTATCGCCTGCGGCATCGACAGCTTCAATATGCAATTTCAGCCAGCCGCGCTGCGGGGTGGATGTGGTTACTTGGATGGATTGGGCGCGTTTAGACTTAATTACAGGCTGTAAGGCTTGCTCGGCGTATTGCTTGGCCAGCACTTCAATGCGCTTTAAATGCTTTTGGCGGCGCAATTCGTGTAGGCGGCTGCCGAGCGTGCGGTCTGCCCAGTAACTGCCCAAGGGTGTTACCAAGCGGATATACAGCTCGTTTTCGATGGATTGGGCGGATTGGTTGACCACATAGCCGCCTGTTTGTGGGTTGAGTAAAGCGTCCATACCTGAATTTTCGGATATGGACGCTCTTTCTTTGAGTGGATTGATGTCAGACAAATATAGAAGCCGCCTAAAAAACCAATAAGGATTCTTAGACGGCCTTTAAAACCAGTTTAAATGACTTCTCCGGTTTCCGAACCGTTGGTCTCAGTGTGCTTGTGGGTGCTGCCGACATCTTTACCGTTGTTGGTTAATGCGCCGGTAGTATTCAAATCGCCAACCATGTCCACGTTGCCGGTAAATGTCGTACCGCTACCGCCTTGCACGGCCATACCGCCATTGCCGTTGATTTGACCTTGCGCAGTCAACACCGCCGAACATTCGACCTTTTCTGAAGTGATATTTACGCCGCTAGGTGCTTTAATATTTAATTTATCGCAGTCAATCTCAATGACGCGCCCCTTTTTTAACACCATCTTGGCACCGTCAGCGTTATAAACCGCCGTTTCGCCATCAGATAAACCGGTAATGCGGTACGCGCCGTTTGTCGTGGTAACGATAATACCGTGGCTGGTTTTACCGCCCAGCGGCACAACAACGCAATCACTGCCGGCAGGCGGATTGCTGGTAAAGCCGAAGTTTTCGGCATGCTCCAAGTCTTGCACGGTTTCGCCGTCCAAGCCTTCGACTTGGATTTTTTGCACACCGCCACCTGCCTGGACTCTGGCAACCTTTCCGCGAAAGCCCTGCCGGACAGTGTTAAACGCCTGTTTGATACGCTTATCTATGGTTTTAATATCCATTTAAATAACCTGCAATTCCTGTTTTGGCTTTTTAGCCTGACGGCGTTTCTTCGGCTTGACTGGTGCTTGACCGTTGGCTTTTCTATTTTCAGACGGCTTGTGTGCAGATTTCCCGCCGTCTTTTTTGCCTGCGCCTTGTTTTTTCTTAGGAGGATCTGCATCCAACACCCATGCACCGTCTTCTTTAAGCGTTAATATGGTTTCCGTGCCTTGGCCTCTGCCTCCGACAAAGGTTCTCGCCATCAGGAAATACACTGCGTCAATGCCGTCCGGTTCGCTCAATACATTGATTCGCTGACCTGGTTGCCACAATGTACCGTCATCGGTTCGGTGTCCCTGTACCACCGCAGTGATGGTCAAGCCTTCCAAGCGGCTGTCCGCCAGGCGTTTCTTCGCTTTACGTTCCGCTTCCGCCTGACTGTCAACATCAGGCTCTGTCACGATTAAAGGCCGGCTCAGCTTAAGGGATTCATCTTTCACCGTCGCTTTGATATTGTGCTTGCCGGTATGGCTTTGTCCCAATACCGTGACCTCACTGTACCGAGCAGCCATATTGCGCTCGACTTCCAGGCGCTTGATATTGTTATTGTCGCCACTGACCCGTAAGACCAACTCGGCAACAGGTGCCGTGGTGTAGTCGGGGCCACCGACAACCAACGTGCCGTCAGGCTCCATCCAAGGCCATACCCCGTTGGCTTCGGCATATTGTGTCAAGGCATCCCATGCACGGCTTCCAGGCTCGATTTGAACTTTATGGGTTTTATTGGTTTTGGCTGCATCGATACGGATTTTTGACAAACCCAAAGGCTTGACGATTTTTTCAATAATTTGGTTTAAATCCATATCCTGCGCATTAAACAACGGCGCAGAACAATCCAACAGGATACCGGCATCATCACGGCCTTGAATGGTCAGCGTTTTATTGCCTTTCTCCGTCGTAGTGTGCACACGGTCGATACGGCCGCTTAATACCGTATCCCCACCGACGCGGACTTCTACTTTATCGCCTTCTTTTACTGCAGTCGGAACGGCATCTACCGGACGGCCAAGCGTGACTGAAAAGTCATCGGCGGGTGTGAGCAGGTCGGAAACGATGTCGTAATTCGTCCACTGCCCATGAGTTTTGCCGTTAATCATCAGAGTGACGGTATTATTTGGCGTAGGCATTCAACACCTCTCCTTTACTGAGAAAGTTCGGATGACGGATTTGCGGATTCAGACGCAATAACTCGCCAAAACGGCTGTAATCGCCATACCATTCAAACGCCAACAGATGCAGGCTGGTATCACGTCCTACAATTTTCTGCACTAACGGAGGGCGCATATTCAAAACGGCAAAAGCCTGTTTTTGCAGCTTGTGCGCCGTATCACGCAAACTTTCAGTCAGTTCGGCGGCAGTTTCAAGATATGGTGTTTGCGGCAACAGGCCGGCAGCCTCAATGCGGCGATACACATCATCAGCACTGTCTGCCGGCGTTTGGTATAACCTTAGCAGGGAATAAGCCATCTTCTCGGCCTTTGCCTCATCTGCCAACATCATCGCCAAAATACGGTTTGCGGCCAGCGTGCGTTGCAAAGCAGCATGGGTATCGGATAATAGGCGAGAGATTTCCACCGGCGTTAAAGTTGGCGCATCAATTTGTGTTGCCAGAATATCTGCGGCCTGTTCTGCCAAAGCACACGCTCCAACAGTTGCGGTGAACGCTGTAAAAGCAGCGACATCTTCAACCTTTGCACGCTGAATCAAATCGATTGCCGAAACACTGCCTTCTGTCCCGCGACTTACCTGCCACGGCGTAGCGGCGGCTTTTGACACCCCGCCAACCATATCGCGCCATCCATCCAGCCCACTTTTGCCGACGACGTGCATATTTGCCAATACACCGAATACTGATTTCAACTCGGCCACCAATACGCGCGGGCTGTTAAGGAGATTCATGGAGCCGGTAAATACCCCGTTTACCTGACCATACATAACGCCGACTGCCGTCAATACTGTGGCATGAAATGCGTTCCAACGGCTTTGCGCCTTCTGAATCTTGCCCAAGGCCGTCTGAAACACTTCAAAACCCTGCCATGAGGCCAAATCTGCCAGCCAGTCGATTTCATCGGCCAGTGCAGACGGCAATTCACGGTCAAAGAACGGGGCGGCTTTGACACTTTGCTTAAAGGTCATCCGCACCGTACAGTAATCGGGGTTTTCTTCATTATGTGCGGCTTCAAAATCAGCCACCACGCAATCGGGCACGCTGCCGTAAATCGGGTGGATAAGCTCACCCGCACCAGTCTCCCGCAAAACACCTAACAGGCTTTGCAGCCTGCTTTCATAATCATCCCCCCACAATACCGCCGTCAGGCTCATATCCATTGCCGATACGCCCGTGTCCTCAATGTCCGAACCCTGAACAAACGGGTATTCGTGTTCGGCCAAGGCGTGCGTGCCACGCAACGTATCATCTATTACATCAAAGCCGACACCCTTGAAACTGGCATCAAGTAAAGTATCTTTCCAACTCATACGGATCCTTAATTTTTAGCTGCCGCACGCGCCGCCGCTTGATTGATATAGGCCATAATATTGCCGTTTTGAACGGTGACCGTAACGGGTATAGGCTTACCTGCCGCCGCCTGCATTTGCGCCGCCGCCGCAGTCATCTGGGAGGCCGCATTGGTAAGCTGGGCGGTTGCAGCCTGATTTTCAGTTGCCGCTGTGACATACTGTTGGCTGGCTTGCTGATTGGTTTGTGCGGATTGACTGAGCTGCGCCATACTCTCTTTGAGAACAGGGCTGTCGAGCGGAGAGTTATTCCCACCCAATTCCTCCCGTTTGCTCATGTATTCGTTTTTGGCAGACGACATAAAATCAGGCAAAAACGACTGCAAGCGGTCGGCGAAGGCCACCAACGGTTTACTCCAGTCGTCATATTTATCCCGTTGCGCTGCCAAATGTGTTACGCCGCCCATAGCGGCCAACGGAGCAGCACCTAAAGTAAAGGCACCCATTGAGCCTGCAGCAGGCAGAAAACGACCGGCACCGGCAACACCTTGACCGCCTTGGAAGAACCGCCATCCGCCGCTTACCATTGAGCTTGTCCCCACAGTTGCGGATACTGCCGCAGCCCCTTGACCCGCCGCCACCGCTGTCTGCGCGGCTTCCTGATTACCTCTGGCCCAGTCGGCAATACCTTTAAGCTTATTGGCCACCATGTCGGTAAAGCTTGAGAATGCGCCATATTCAGCTTCGCTGTATGCCGTTTTGAGCTGTTCTTTTTTGAATCCGGAGCCTTCGGCCACAAATTGATAAGCCCCATCTACTGCACCGGCGGCGTTGGCTTGTCCTTGCTGCAGTCGTGCGGCTTCTTGCTTGTTGTTGATGAGCGAGAGCAACGCCATTAAGGCTTGGCGGTCTGAAACCAACTGGCCGACAGCCGTACCGTCAACCAAAGCTTTCTGGTTTTCCAGTAAAGCCAACTTAGCCTCATCTCCTTGCGCTGCGGCCATCTGCTTCATTAAGGCAGCGCTCTTTTCATCCTTGCTCACGATTTCACTGACGATATCGACCAAAGCGTCCAGCGAGTTCATACCGGCGGCCTGCCGCTTATTCATGCTGGCCGTGAAATCAAAACCTTCTTGCCCGTTAATATTGATTTTCTTTGCCTTAGTAACGATGTCCGGACTGCTGATTTTTGCCAGCAGGTTGACCAGGTTGTTACCGGCTTCGTCTGCACTGCCTGCAGTCATAAACGCCTGTTGGTTGGCATTTAACAAACTGCTGAAATTATCCAGTGTCGCGCCCATACCTGCGGACTTCATTGCCGCCAACTGTTGCGGCAGCCATCGCGACATGTCTTTCAGTTCAAAACCGCCATCTGCGCCCGATTGCATGGCTCGGTCGAGTAAAGCCGGAATGTCCGAATCTTTAAATCCCGCTTGTAAAGCCTTGGTGACCAAGCTTGCAATATCGTTGGCATCGGCATTGGCGGCCAGTGCTGTTTTCATGACGGTCGGCAACATCTGTTTCACGGCAGCATCACTCAATGAGCCGCTGGCCACCATGGTATTCATCGCCTGCAATGCTGCTTCCTTAGATGTCCCGCCAATATAAGCGGCATCGTTTACCGTTTTATTGATTTCCTCCATGCCTGCACGTTTTTCTGCCAAGCTCTTGCCGGCATACATGGTATTGGTTGCATGACGGAGCTCCGTGTCATAGTCCATTGTCCGGTTGACCGGCTGGGCCAACACATAACCGCCGGCCATGACACCGGCGGCAACCGAAGTCGCACCGCGTGCCAAACTTTTACCTCCTTGGATCATGCGGTTGAAACGGCTGCCGCTGTTCATTTCGGCATTTAACTCACGAATACGGCTGCGCGTTTGTTGAGCGGCTCGCGCCAGTTCATTGTGCGAAGCACGGCCGCTTTTGGCCATTGCGTTGTAGGCCGCTTGAGTACGTTGGATTTCACGGCGGATTTCACGCTCTGTCCGGATGCCCAAACGGGCGGCAGCGGCATGCATCAGCTGTTGCTGCCGGCCGGAAGATGATGCCGCACGGCTTTGAATCTGCATCGTACGGTTGGCCTCGGTCGCCAAGCGGCGCAGGCCGACACTTGCGTCATCTCGGAACTTGGCAACTAATTCGATTGTATTACGGCTCATTTTTTCTTCCGTTTACTGATAAAGGTTTGAGTGTGCCCGCCAGATGCAGATAGGGTTGAAGTTTTGGCAGACGGCGCAAACCAGGGCAGCACCACGGGAGCGGCACGGCCACGGTCAATCAAATCAGCCTGTTTAAGCCATCCCTCAAGCTCCGGTTGGGTCATCTTGCCGATATCGTCGGCAGAGATACCGTAGCTTCCCAGCTTTAAGACTGCGTATCGGTAGCGGTCGGCACGGGCTGAACGAACAGACGCTTTTTTGCCAGCAGCTCTTGGGCGAAATAAAGCGCATCGAAATCAGTGGCGACCAACTCATCGGCCAAGAAGTCGAGCGTTAAGGCATCAGGTTGAATCGTCCCGATATGGTCGAGAGAGGCTGAATAGGCTGCCAACATACGCGCCTGACCCTCCAGCGTTGGGTCAATAGCCATATCTTCGCGGACAGTCAGCAGATGCATGGAAAAATCACGATGGACAGCGCCGTCAACAGAGATACCGTACTTCAGACGGCCTGAAACGGTTTTCAGGTCAGAAGAAACAACCAGCTCATACTCTTTTGCGGCATGTTCGAGTTCTTTGGAAATTGAAGACATAATAAAAGCCTCTAAACGGTTAATCGGATAAAAATCCAATTATCGTTTAAAGGCTATTTAAACCGTCTTTAACAGGTGTCAGTTTCGGATGGCTTACTCAATCACTTTACGGGTTGCAAAGCCGGTCACATCAATGACCAATTCATTGTCAACCGTATAGCTTTCACCAGCCTCTTTAGCGCAGAAGCCCAAGTAAGAGGTCGGACGTGCGCCATTGATATCAGGAACCAGCGAGATTTTTGCGTCTTCGATTTTGTCCCAATCGATAACCGTACCGTCTGTCGGCACGACGGCGGTAAAAGAAATATCATACTGGCCGACACCGCGCGTAAAGCCTTTGACGCGGCGTGTGCGGTTCATGGTTTTAACTTCTTTTTTACCTGTGATGTTTTTCACATCAATTTTGGTAACTTCCACCTCGGTCGCACCGACATACAGCGTTACGCTGCCTACATATTCTGTACTCATGTTCTTTCCTTTTTACAGATACAGGTCGATAACCATGCCTACTTGGTGCAGGCCGTTAACCACATCGGACGGCACGCGGCAGTTGAGCATGCCGGTGTTTTGCGCATCGCGTTCCACAATCAGATTGGCCAAATTGTTTTCAACGTCTTCGACGATTTCCAACTCTTCGCATTTCATCAACACGTCAATCAACTCAGAGCGGACACGGGCAATGGTGCGCTCGGTCATCTTGTCGCGCGGAAAACGCAACGCGATACGGTCGGCACACGCGCCCGATACATAAATCAATGTGCGCACGGTAGTCATGTCGAGCAGGCTTTCATCTGCCGTACCGTTGCCTGACTTGGTATAAGTCGAAATGGCGCGGACGATTTGAGCGGATGTGCCGTCTGGACTAGTTTCAATAGGAGTAACGCCGTTGTAGAGCGCGTTTTCCTGTTCGGTACGCATAGTCTTATCTGCACTGTCGCACACACCGATGCCGTTGAGCTTCAGGGTATTGAGCGGACGAGCCGGATCTTCCTCACTGGCCACGACGGCTGCAAACGCGGCTGCCAGCTCACATGGCAGGCTGGGTGTTTTGCGATACCAAGCTGAATACAGATAACCGCTGTTCAGACGGCCTGCCTGTGTCGTTGTTTGCGCCAATGCTCCTGTTTGGCCATAAATACCCAATGCCCAGCGTTTTTCTTCAGGCGCGCCGACAGTTTCCAAATGTGTGCGCAACTTCAAGAGGTTCGCCTCATCGGTACAGCCTACCGCAATCAAATTATGACCTTCGGCGATCACGGCATTTAATGCGGGGCCGATATCGGCATCGGCATCGCCGCCGCTCATCGCTTTGACTGCAACGGTAATCCCTTCGGCAGTATTGCCGGTACGGATACGGATATGGTTGCCGTGCGTGCCTTTATTTTTAGCCGTCAGCGTTACCAAGCCTTCAGAGGCTGTCGCCGTTACCGGCAATGATGTTTCGGCATCAATAGCGGCTTTGACGGCAGCGGCTACGGTTGCAGCGGTTGCATTGGCGGCGACACCGACGGTCAGCGTATCGGCATTGCCGATGTTGACGCGTAAAACGCCTTGCGTATCGGCAGTGCCTGTAATCGTGATATTGCCGGTGGCCGCAACGCCTGCTTCATTGTCGGCAACGGTAATCAGGCTCAAATCTGCATATGCGTAAGCCTTGATAGCGGCCAATGCCATCAAATGCGCCTGCGAGCCGGCACCATACGCGGCGGCGACATCGGCCGCAGAATAGATATTTTCCAGCGCAGTCAGCTTGCCCGCCTTGGGATTGCTGTGTTGCGCAATCAGCAGTACGCGTTGCTTATTGGTAGGCAGGTTGCGCACGGCAAGCTTGGTGTTCCATTCGACGTAAACGCCGGGCTTACGCGTACTGGTCTTAATTTTGTCGAAACTGACGTTTGCGGAAGTCATGATTTGTTGCCTTTCGGTTTGTCCTCAACAATAACCAAGTCGCCGTAGTGAATACAGCGCAGGTAATACGCGGCATTCGGCACTTCGACCGCTTCTTGGTCGGTAATATATTCATGTGGCTTGCCTGCCATAGGTACTTGCAGACCTGTGGCGGCACGAACTTTAATGGTTTCAGTCATGTTTTACCTCGGTTTTAACGGTGGCCGCCATATCGGCGGGTTGGTTTGTTTTTTTGGGCGGGATACGCAGCTCAAGGTTTGCGCCTTTCAAGTCAGGATGTTCTGGATCGGTACGGCCTTGGTATTCGGATACGTCGGCATATACTTGCGCCTGTTGAGCATCTGAAACCGTAGGCCGTGGCCAATCGCCGTCTCGCAGTGCGTCTTCAAACCAATGCGTTTCAAAATCCAGCGCAAATACGCTGATTGCGTCCAACTCCATTTGTTTAGAAAACAGGCTTTTTGCTTTGCCCGGCTTCAGACGGCCTATACACAAACCCATAGTCTGATTGATCAGCAACAGGCGCACGGCCTGCATCAGCCGGTAAGTGCCGACATCGTTCCGGTGCAAACCGCCGAAGCGGCTGTCCGCCTCACTGCCGCTGGCACGGTCGCCGACCAAGACAGTAAAGTGGCCAGTGACTTGGTAGCGTGTACGGCGCGTATCATGGGGCTCGCTGTTGGTGATACCGGCAAACATGACCCAAACGGCAGGGAACTGGTTAACCACTTGAGCCAAGCCTTCGCCGTCAAATTCGCCACCGTAGGTATGCACACCGCTGACCATTTGGCCAAGGCCGTCTGAAAGACGCTGTTTGATGGCTTGTTCAATAGACGCTATCACGGCCGAACACCTTTTCCTTGGCGGCAAACATCACCGCATCACCTTGCACGGTCGGCTTAGGGTTGGCATTTTCAGCCACACCCAAACCAGCCTTGCCTGATGCCACCAATTTAAGATACGCAATCGCCGCCTCATATCGGTGCACCATATCCTCCGTCAGCTGGCGCTTGCCCGTTGCCAAACGGTAAACGGCAATGTCGCAGCAATAAAGGCTCAACAGGCGCACAGGGGCAGGCAACGGCAATTCATAGCGCGATGCCAGATAACCGTCGATTTCGGCGGAGGCATCATCCAAACCTTGTTGCGCAATTTCGGCATTCACGCTTCCCAAGCGCGTAAGGTCGGTCAAACCCGCAATCGTCGGCTCGGTATAACGTGCCACCAAATCGGCAACCGTTGCGTAAGCCATTAATCCTGCTCCACAGGCAAGGCTTCACAAACAATAGCCATCGGTTCGGCCAGCAGGCGCTCCCACGCTTCGGGCTCGAAATCGGCATGTTTCACAAAGGTAAAATGCGGTTGAACGTGATACCCGCTGCGCCAAAACGCATGGCCATGTTTGGATTTAATGGCAACCACTTCGGCATCTGCCGCCGCTTCACCGCCTGCCTGATAGCGTTCTTGTGCTGCTACCGCTTCAACGGCAGGGCTTGCGGCCTGTTCCAATTGAGCTTCCAATTCGGCGATACGCATACGTGCAGCTTCAAGCTCGGCGTTTAATTTTTCGACTTCAGCCTCAAGAAACGCCTGCAACTTAACGTCTTCGGGGTTTACATCCACAGTTGCGCCAACCGTTTGCTCGGTTTTTTCATCTTCGTTTTTTACTTTTGCCATTTCTTATCCTTTCGGCGGGCAAAGCCCGCCTATCTAAAGGGTTACAGCAACCAAGGAGATACGATTACCTTGCATTTGCCTTTGTTCGGGTTGTACGCACCATTCGCCAGGCGGTCGCCTTCCACTAATTTTTTGGCGGCGTTTTCCAAAGAAGGAGGAACCAGCAGCACATTAGGGCGGATACCCAGCGGTCGGCCGCCATCGCCTTTCAGACTGACCATTGCGTTGTAAGCCTTTTCAAAACCTGCGGCATCCAGGGTTTCTTCCGACTTAGCCGCCATTTGCCAGAAGCCCAAACCAACATTACAACGGCCGTCCACGCCGTAGCGGTATTCGTTGCGCATGAACACGCCTTCGTCGGTAGCGGCGGTCATGGCGGTGAACTGCTTAGGTTTGCGTTCCTGATAAATCAGAGGTTTCAGGGCGCGTGACGTATCTAGCAAATACCAAGCGGTTTCGATACCGGGGTAAATATTGGATACAGCGGTGGATTGACCGGTGCCATCGACTTTTTCATACACCGGATGGTCGTTGTCGAAGAAGTTCTGACCGTCATAACACAACGTAGCGTGCGCGTTTTTCAGCAGAGCAAATACCAATTCGTCAGGATGAACGGCGGAAGCACGGCCCATTTCAGTCATCATCGGCGCGTAAATACCGACATTGTCGTCTTCGATGTCGTTGCGGTTGACCTTGACCGAACTTTCAAAATGCTTGTTAGTGATGGCATAGCCGTGTGCCTTCATATCTTGGAATACGCGGTCGCCCACCCATTCGCGGAAGGCAGGCCATTGACCGAGCCAGCCGTAAGTATTGGAAGCTGTGGAAGACGGGATGACGGTGGCGATTTCCTTGTATTGGCTGTCCGCCATTTTCAGGCCGTCTTGGAAGTTTTTCTTAAAGCCGGTAAACAGCGCTTTCAGTGTATCTGGAGTGATAATCATGCTTTAATCCTTGTTTAAAGCCTTATTTGGCTTTTTGATAATCTTCGGCTGAAATGCCCAATTGCTTGGCCACTTCGATTTCTTCCGGAGTCAGCGCAGGCTCACCGCCTTCAGCGCCTTTGCCACCGGTTTGTGTTTTACTCAACGCGGCCAATTTCAAACTGCCTTCCATCAGATTCTTAAATGCCTCTGGGTCTTTGGCAGCCAGTTGTCGTGCCGATGCTTCTTGGTGTGGCAGCAGGCGGCCGTCTGAGAGTGCTGCACGGATCAGCCCGTCTGAAGTGCCGCCCACCTCCATTGCAATCACTTTCTTACTCAACGCAGCCACTTGGGCTTTCAGTTCGGCAACTTCGTTGTCTGCGGCATTACCGCCTTGCGGATTGTCTTCGGGCTTGCCGGCATCGCCTTTACCGCCTTGCGGCTCTTCTTTGGGTGCGGCCAGTGCTTCGGCCAGCGTTTTACCGCCCAGCTTTTCTTGTGCTTCGGCCAAAGCCGCTTCAATGGCTTTATCGTCGGCATCTGCCGCCAAGCCCAAGAGCTTGATTAAAGCTTCCTTGTTCATACTTGTTTCCTGTTTAGGGTTGATAGAGTTTTGGCGGCTCAATGCAGCCAGAGCCATGCCGTCCAGCGCAGGCGAATTGGTCAACGCCACACTGTGCAGCCCGCGCACATTGCCCAATGTGTCGTATTCGAGTACCGGCGACAGATAGCGGTATTCGCCGCTGTCTATCATGTCTTTTGCGCGCTGTGTCCATTTCACTTCGCCCATCAGACCGCGATCGTCATCCCACACATATTTGCTGATCCAACCGGCAGCAGGATTTTGCTGTCCGGTTTCCGCAGCTTTCAGTGTGGCGTGTTCGTAGTCCACAACAAGGTCTGTTTGCCCGGCATCAAAGGCGGCAATGATTTGCTGCGCCAAAGAGGCAGTCATCGTCCAGTGCGCCACGCCTGTATCGGTGCGTCCGTCGACTGGTGCAAATTGACCTTTGGGTACGATTTTGATAAGGCCGTCCGTATTTCCGACTTTGGCGGCAGATAAGGCGGCAAGAAAGGTTTTTGTATCCATTGCCGAATCATGAGCCATCAAGCCGGCACAAGAGGCTGAATCACTGTCAGTAAGGAACGAAAATGAGAAATATCGGAGAATGAAAAAGAGAGTATGTTTAAAACCGTTTCAGAAGCCTTTTAAGCCCCTCACAGATTGATTTAAACGTTTCTGGAAAGGGTAGATAAGGGAAAGATATATAAAAGCCGTCTGTGTGCAATTTCAGACGGCTTTTGTTTTAATTGCCAAGAGCGGCATCCAAGTAATCATTTACCGCATCGACTAAAGCCTGTTCGTCGTCAGGTTGAAGAACCATAAACGGACGTGCAGGAATCTTACTGCCGGGGTGATTAACACGTTTGGCAAACCGTCCGCCAAATTTTAAGGCTTTGCCGTTTTTCGGCAATATCGTATGCGGTGCAGTTTGTCCGCCGAAGTTATGAATAGCCGCATATTCCACATTGGTACCAACTACCGCTTCCGTGGCCGTACTGTTCTGCGTAATCGAATTGCGCAAACGCCCACTGGCCTGCAACAGCCCCGATCCTTCACGCGCGGACGGATACTTGCGCGGAGCCCACGCGGGGCGGCCGCCTGCCTCGAAGTTGTCCAGCACGGCATTGCGCATGATGCGGGCAAGCTGCGTCATCAATGGCTGGGTGTTGCTTGTACGTTGCGCAATGGTATTTAAGGTGCTTTGCAGTGCGTCTGTGTTGATTTTTATCTCAATCATCAGTATATTATCCTTAATGCCAAGTTGTCGGCGGGTCGCCAACTGGAATGGCCTCGGTGGTTTATCCGCTGTTTTATCCTGTTCGAATCAGGCAAAGCCGCCAACTTGGTTATTTCTCCCAGATTAATTCATATCTGTCATTTTTATAAATATCCCCATCTTCAGCATAATTTCCTGTATTAACCATATTGACGGCAACCGCTTCTTTTTTGCCGGTATACGGGTTTCTTACCTTAGCCTGATAATCCACAGTCACAACCAATTTCCCTTTGTTATTCACTCCCGGATACACAAACAACAGAAACTGCTGGCCATCGGCATTGCGGCCTGCCGTGCCAATGAGTATTGCCTCCGGATCTTGCAGCTGTTCAGGCAGGTCTTTCCAAAATGCCAAAGGCAACGGTTTATTTTTACTGTTCCGCATCGCGTGTAATATTCGCTCATCACTCATCGCGATCACAGCCGATTGCGGATAGACATTCTTTGCGGCCAGAGCTTCTAATACCGACGGAGCCAACGCTCCGATATACAGCATTTCACCCCTGGAAAATTTCTCCATATTTACCCGATCAACCATTTCCGATGCTTGTTTAGATATGGCCGCACTCCATTTCGGCTCTTTTAAAGCTTCCTGAATCGCCACACTTGCCAGCTTTGGTGGCAGTTCCACTGCACGCTGCATCTGCAACTGCCCCAAGTTGGCCAAATGGCTTTTACCCACATTGTTCTGAAAACCTGCATCAGTATAAAAGCGGCTGCCGTCGGCCAGCTTCACTGCCTTGGCCGGGCGGGTGTCGCCCTTGCGGTTGACTACCACTTCCGTATCTTCCAGTTGTGCTTTTTGCGGTAGCAGATTACGCCGCTTCAAGTCACGGTCTGAAAACGCCCGTACGGTACAGCGGCAGTTGAAGCCGTTGGGAGGGTAGAAGTAATTCCAGAACGGGTCGTCGATGTGATACACCGCACCATGCGCCGCAGCGTGGCTCTGCCGGGTACGGCTGTCAAGAATGGCCGAATACTGCAACCAGGGCGCAGAGTCTCGACCATCTTCAAGAGCCTGCCAATGCCCGGCCATATAGGCTGACTGCATTTGCGTACGGAAAATAGTTTCCAGTCGATGTCGCGTGATGCCTTTACCATCTACTTCGCCGGTGTTGACATTCACAATGTCTCCATCTTTCAGCAGCTGCCAATCATGCTGTTTCAGACGGCCTACCACATCATCACGGAATTTCTCAAATGACGTACCATTTTTCAGGCTTTCATACAAAGCACCGTGGATTTGCGCGGCAATATCCTGCTTGTGAATGCCCGCAATCGCCCGTGCCTTAGCCTGCGCTTCGTTCCACGTTACTTTCCAATCGGGCGGCACATTAAAGCCCAGCCCCTCAAAATACTTGACGGCCTGTTCAGGCTCAAGGCCGAATGCGTAGCTCAAATCAGCCATTCATCCGTCCCCATAAGTCCGACACAAAAACCACACGTGCCAAGGCCGTCTGAAATTGCTCGGCAGTCAGGTCGGGATAAACGCGCAACAAACGTTCCTGCACATCCTCATAGCTGTCGCCCTCGGCCAAAGCCTGCCCCAAGCCGTTTAAAAACGGCTCAATCATTTCCGGCAAGGCTACCTTGCTCAAGTCCGCATGATCTAAATCCGCCTGTGCCACGCCGACAATCTCGCCCGATTTACTCAAAGCCACACGGCGGTAGCTTAACGGAGCACTTTTTAAATCCGTTTTAACATCGGTTTGAAAAGCCAATACCGGCTCGTCTTCGGAAGCCAAAGGAATTGCCAATTTTTCCTGCGCCCACGACAACGGAATCTTCATACCGATTCCCACCAATTTAGGCAAAGAGTCGGAGTACACCGTCAAATCTTCAGGCAATTGCGTATCGAACACAAAACGCGGCAACCGTGAAACATCGACATTACCTTTATTGAGTTGCAATAAAGGCAGAATCAATTGGCGCGTCAATGTGCCGGCCAATTGCTTGGCATCGGATACCAGCAAATCATGACGTACCTCGTTATGGATTTGCCCCAGCGCATTGGTAGCAGTCTTACCGTCAGCCTGACTGGTCAGCGTGCCGCCTAAAATCGCTTTTGAAGACGTTTTATCTGCCCAATCAATCATTGCCTGAAATGGATCCGCGCTGCCATTGGCCGCGTTGAGCAGCTCAATCTGCATGGTTTCGGGAATAATCCCCGCCGCGTTATGGCCGATTTCGCGCACCGCATTCAAAAGGGTGAGCTTATCTTTGTCGTCCGCACCGGAGGCATATTTACCGATTCTGGTAGGAAGACCGTAAATCTCCAAAAACTCGGCCAAATCACGCACCGAGTAATTCTTGAACAAATACGGCCACACCAGCGTGCGCATCAAACCGCTTCTTGCCAAAATACCCGAACGGCTGCGGTGCTTATGGACAATCCAGCCTAAATCCCACAATTTTTCACCATCCGGATTACCGTCTTTGCGCAACAACACCTCATCCATTGCATTGACCTTAAACCAAGCCTGCGGACGATGATGGAATGCTTTGGGCAACCATAACGACCCAAGGTTTTCCCATTCGATTTCCACGCAGGAGAAACCGTGTCCGACCGCGTCCAAAAGGTCAAACATCATATCCTCCAAATCGGTCATCTGATTGAGCCAGCCATCAACCTCTTCGGCCAACTTCCGTTCCGCTTCACTGCTGTTCGGAGGAGGAACAATATTCCAATCCAAGCCGATTACCGCGCGCTTGCGTTTGCTCATCTCCGAAAAGATATGGCCGTCCTTTTCCTCAATATCGACAAAGAGTTCGGACTGCGCCTGAATATCGCCGTTTTCCGCATCTTCCAAAATTCGATGGAGCGACTGCGGGGTCAGCCCTTTGCTTGGATGCTCATGGGTAGTGCGGTTTTTAACGATATTTGCCGTTTGGGATTGTTTATCGGGCGTTTTAGGTGCGGCTTTACTAAACAACGCACGGAGTAGATTTTTCATAGCGTAAAAAAGGGCAAGTTAAACTTGCCCCATTTTCAGCCGTACCGCTCCTGATCAGACTGTATCCCGTGTCAGTTTTACCATGCGCCGCTCCCCATCCGACCGGATAAGCCGTGTTCTCTAGGCACGGCAATATAACCGCCTACAGTCGCGCTGCTTTGTACCAAGCCCCACAGCATATGCACCGCATCAGGACCGTCGTCATGGTCTGCCATCGGGAAATGGCGGAATTGGTCAATCAGCGTGCTTTGGCTGGCGTGCAGGCGGATTTGGCCGTTTTGCATATACGGCTGCAGGCTTTCAATACGGAGCAACTTGTCCGCACTCGGCTTAATGCCGCGTGCCGGAATCGGGATGCCGGCAGCTGCACCACGTTTGACCAGCTCAGTCTTTAAAAACTCCTGAAACTGCACCGTCTCAATACCCCACAACACACAGCGGTACCGCCGTTGCAATTCGATAATATCGGAAATAATCTTGTCTGGTAGGCGTTTCTTAATCAGAGCCTCCACCACATCCAACACACCCGTGCGGCGGTTGTACCCGCCAATACACAAAGCAGACGGGTCACGGCTGTTGCCGGCCTTGCCCAAACTTGGGTCGCAAGCGCCATAGAAAATCCAATCAGAATCACGATTGACCCAAAAATTCAGGCTGTTCGCAAACGGCGCGGCCTCACCGGCAACGGGATCATTCTGATATTCCGAATCGAACGTTGCATGGCCGTCACGCGCACGGATTTTCATCAATGCCAACACGCCACGCGCCGCCCAAGAAGTGACCGCTCCGCGCTCCATCTCGTCTTTGTTTGCCTGATAAAACGCTTCGGCCACCGTCTCGCCGTCGTTTCGGAAAAGTTCCTCCCATCTGTCCCACAAGTCCATGCGGTCGGGCCAGCGTTTCATCGCCTTAAACTTAATACCGTGCCAAAACGGGTTATTTAAAGTGCGGTTCAGCACACTGTCGTAATGCAAAATCGTGCCGATATAAATCACATCGTATTTCTGACCGACACCGCCCAAAGGCAATACAGTCTTAGTCAGCCACGCATTGAGCTTGTCGCGCTGTTCGGGGTTGCGGACTTGTTCGTCATTCTCAATATCGTCCAATATGGTCAGGTCAGGACGGTAAGGGCCGTGACGCAAACCGCGCAGCTTTTTACCGCTACCGGCCACTTGGACTTTAACGTCATTGGCCGTCACAATCGTACCGGCCTGCCATACACGGCCTTGTCCGCATACTTCCGGGAAGTCGGTTTTCAGGCGCGGATTAAATTCCAATTCCGCCTTGATGGCTTCGAGCATTGGATATGCCTGGTCTATGCTGTCCATCACAATAACGGCATAATGCTTTTGGCCGGTCACGATACACCACAGCGTAAACAGCTGGGTAACCTGCGTCGATTTACCCTCGCCGCGCGGTGCGCCCACCGCCTCATTTTCCCCTTTGGGGGAGCGGATAATCTCCGGCAGACGGCTGAATAAAAACGCATGCAGTTCGGATTTTTCAGGCGAGCGGATATAATGGGGGAAGTAGGTATTCACGAAATATTCGTAACCGCCTACCGGATCAAACACCTTGGCACGGCGTGCAGCAATAGCCTTGGGCGACGCATCGAAGCCGTCCACTTCCGCCTCGATGACTTGGCGAAGGCTGGCGGCCAGTTCGGCAAGGGATTTGAGGAATTCTTTAGTTTTCATGCATTTAAAAAGTTTTAATCAATTTTTCGGCAATCCAGCGTGAGACCGGCGGACAGACGGCATTTCCCGCAGCTTGAGCCTCCGCAATGTTGGCCTCATCCATTCCGAGGCAAAGCCCATCATCGTTAGACGCTCTTTGCCGCTCAACCATCGCACCCCGTCCGTTGGGCGTAACGAGAATATTTGCGCCTGAGCGGTCAATGGCTCCCTTGGAAATCCCTCTAAGCAAAGTACCATGTGGCTTTTGTAGCCCATACGTCTCAACCGCGCGAGGTAAGACTCCAATTGAGCCGGCGTCAGCCATAAACTCATAGGGGGGGTACTCTCCCAAGCCAGCGACCAAGAAAACCCGACGGCGTGCCGTGGGGACTCCGAAATATGCTGCATTAAGCACGCGCCAGTATCCCACATACCCGCATTCGGCAAGGGACTGGATGACTGTTTGAAAGTCTTCGCCATTGTTGCTATTGAGCAAACCTGTAACGTTTTCAAGGACAATCCAGCGGGGTTTAAGCTGGTCGACAATACGCATTGCGTCATAAAATAAACCTGTTCTTTCCCCGGCAAGCCCTTTACGCTTACCGGCTATTGATACATCCTGACATGGGAATCCGCCAATAATCACATCTACCGGCCATAATTCTGACAATACCGTTCTGACATCCTCAAACTGTTTTGCGTGCGGGAAGCGGTCGGCCAAAACTGCACGGGGTACTGGATTAATCTCCACTTGCCAAGCAGTATCAAACCCAGCCTGTTCAAATCCCAAATCAAACCCGCCAATACCTGCAAAAAGGCTTCCAACGGTAGGTTTTTGCTTATCCAAACTTCTTCTCCACTTCCGCCCCAAACGGCTCCAATACCTCCACAAAGGCAGGCAAATGTTTGGGGTGTTTTTCTTGCACAAACGCCATCAAGAACTCAATCAATTCCAAAGCCGTCGCCAGTTTTGACGTTTCCGGCATCACGCGCGCATTGGCGGATACGGTTTTGGTAAACGCATCGGCCAGGCTGGCCAACAGCTTGGCGCGGTCGGACGGGGGCAAATCTTCGGTACTCGAATCCTGCAGCATCGTCATCGTGCTGTTGTACTGCACCATAAAACCGGCCAACATCGCACGGCTCAAGTCCTCAATACCGCCGCCGGCCAAAGTGTAGGCGGCGCGCATCTTATCCCAGTCGTCGCCTTTTTCCTTATCCGCACGTTTCCACGCACGCGCAGTGGCCTGCGGGATTTCGCACATCAAGGCCGCCGTTTCCAAAGTTTGCTCGCCGCTCACATAGAGCCGGCGTAACTTTTCACGGATTTCTTGCGGGTGAGCCATAATTACAGTCCCATTTTCGCTTTAAGCAATTCCCAGCCGACCGTAATCACACCGCCGCCCAGTGCACCGAATGTAATGGCCGTGCGTTTCGTGTCTTGGCGGATTTGTGCAATTTCCGCCTGCATTTCCTTCTGATTTTTCAGAGTCTGATCAGTCTTGTTTTCAATACGCGCCAAGGCTTCCAAAATTGGGTCTTTCATGATTTATCCGCTTTCCTGTCCAGTTTTTCGTTTACTTTTTCCAACTTGTTTTCGATGCGTCCCAAAGATGCCGCGATATTGTCGCGGTCTGCCTTGGCATCTTGCTTGGTGTGATAAGAGAGCTTGACCGCGTGCAGCTCCTCTTTAAGGTCATCAATACGCTTGTCCGCCTCTTTCAGACGGCCTGAAATACCGTTGACCCAAAACCAAAACGCCGCCGTTGCAATCGGCCACAGGGTTTTAAACCCAAATTCAAAGTCCATTTAAAACCCCTTTAAACCGGCACATCGCCGAATACGATACGTACCGCATAGCCTTCGGGATGACGACTCGCCGCCTCGACCTTTTGGCCGTCAAAAAAGACTGAGTAATATTTCCGCAAAATACCAATCACATCAGCAGGAGCGGTCGCGGAAAACTCCACACAAAAGGTCGTCTGAAAATCCTTATCCATACGCACTGCGTACTCAATGCCTGCCTTATCCAACAGGTCGGAAACATGAATGACAAACGGCTCTTGCTCGCGTGCGCGGCTTAAGCCCAATTCCAAGTCCGCATGGCGGCAGGCGACCGTGCGTTGCACCAACTCACGATAAGTCGTCATCGCGCACCCTCCGAACCGTCAACTTCCGCTTGACTGGTGACCCAATCGCGCCAAGCCTGATTTTGGTTTTCCAGCTCCGAAACATAGCCGCCAAACTCAGCGGCGTGTTCCAACAGCGTGGCCGTCTTGCCGTCTTTCGGCGGATTCGGGCGTACCGGCGCGACCATCAGCGCGGCAGGCGGTGTCGGCATGACCGCCTTTTCGACAACCTTAATTTCCGTAGCCGAGGGCGCGGTTGTAGAGCTGCAGGCCGTGAGAGCCAAAGCCGTCAATACAACTGCCGCCTGCTTTTTGGCGGTCTTGAGTAAGCGCATTTTCGATTTCCTTTTTGTTTTGCGTTTTCAGGCGGCTTACTTCCGCCTGCTTTTGTGCCAAAGCCACACCGACGGCGTGCGCCTTGGCTTCAGATTTTTTAGCTTCCGCACGCGACTGTTCCAATTCGCGTGCATAGTTTTGAGCCGACAACAGCAGGGCTTGCGCCTTATCGTGCTCCATCTTGTCGATGACCGCCTGCTGTTTGGCAAAGGCTGCCTTGTAGCCTTGATGGTGCGACACCGCCAAACCCGTGCCGACAAGCGCGATAATGGCAACCGGTTGCCAGTTATTCGCCAGCAGCTTCACGAGATTCATTCTCGACCTCCTGACGTTTCACGCTGACAAACGAGCGCGCCACCGCATAGCCGCCGACAATGCCCAAATACACCGCCCAAATCTCCGCTGATGGGTCGGGCAACATCACAAATTTAAACGTCCCCGCAGCGCAGGCAACGTTTGCCCACAGCTTCGAGTGCGACACATTGCCTGTCGCGGGGTTTTTAAAAATATCTAAAATACGCATTGCTATTCCACACTTTTGGTTTGCAGGTACCGTTTCAGCATTTCCCGATAATTGGCCAGTTCGCCTTCCGCAAATTCAAACGCCGCCAAATCAGCCCGTTCGCTTGCCTCACGGCTTTTGCTCGACCACAGCCCAATCATCTTTTCGTAAAACTCAACCTGTCCCATGATTAACGACGATTCTTGCGTTTGCGCGCCGCCCGTTTCGCGGCTGCCACGCCTGAGTTTCTTAAATTTGGGCGTGGATAGGTGTGTATCGGACGAACATTTGGCATCTGTATAAGTGCGCGGTTTACCTGCTCATTACTAGGATTTTCTCCAATCAATTTTGTAAGAAAATAGGAAGCAGCTTCTTTCAATTTACCAATAATATTCATACTCTTGCCGCCCCCAATTCCATCGCAATCGCGTCTGCAATCGCGCGGCAGATGCCCCATTTAGTAGTCTTAAACAAGGCTAAATCAGTGTCGTTGCTGATAAAAAACGGCTCAAACACAATGCCGCCGGCTTGTGCATAAGCCAGGCGCGAATGCTGGCCCGCATTGTCGGGTTTAAAGCCGTCTTCGCCGCGTAGTTTCCAGCCGGTTTTCTTGGCAACAGCTTTGCTCAACACCTGACACCAGCGTTTGTTTTTGACGGTACTCAACGCCTCAATGCCAGTGGCCGTTTTCGCGGCGGCAGCATTGGTATGAAACTCAATCGCCACATCCGAGCCGCGAATCAGCTTAACCGCTTCGCGCAAGGGCATATTGCCTTTGCCTTCGCCGTCGGTGCGTACGGTCAAGCCGTAGTCATCGCGCAAAATAGATGTGATGATGTTGCGCATATCCTGCGCCAAGTCCGCCTCACGGTCGGAGCCGTTGCACGCGCCCGGGTCGGTGTTGCTGTGTCCGGCAGTCAGACAAACAATTTTGCTCATTAAAGCCTCCCTCAAAATTAGATTAAAATGCACTTTCAGAGGCTTACATTTTCAAACGGCATGGCTTTTGCAGCGGGCGAAACAGTGTCAGTAGGCAACAAAAAAGCCGTCTGTTGTTCAGACGGCCTTGGCATGATTCAACCTTATTTGATTTTCATCGGACAAGTAAATGTGTCAAAGGGTTCATCTCCAGTCAACACGGCTAAACAATCATTGATAGGCAGATTGATACCTTTACGGGCATAGACAGTTGCCTCAGCTTCAGGAGGATGTTTAATTTGCTCTTTACAAGCGGCCATAGCGTTGTCGTAGTTTTGTTTATAATTGGCAACCATAGCGTTTTGGTTTTGTCTGGCGGTAAAGTAGTCATATGCAGCATTGGCGGCATTGGTACACTGATACAATCCAGCCTTATCTTCCAAAAATGGCCCACCGAAAGTTTCATCGGCTGATTTGGCGACAGCGACAAAAGCCTCGTTAAATGTCTTGACCTCCGCCAAATTGCTACCGTTTAACACCATGCCGCGGCTCTCCTTTTCAGCTTGAGTAAGCAATGCCACCAATTTTTCCGCATGGCTTTTCAGTTCGCCGTGCCGGCGGATTTTGTCTAAATTATTCTCCCCTATAAAGTATTCTTCGTTTTTCAGGCGCTCCACGATTTTCACTTTCGGGTCAGGCTGAGTTTCTTGCTGTGCTGGAGCTGTCTGTTTGACTTCCTCCGATACTTGCCCACACGCCGCCAAACCCAACGCCAGCAGCACAAAATAAAACGTTTTCATATTTTTCTCCAAAATAAAATGCCATACATCTGCATGGCATTTTATTCTAAAACAAATTTTCCTGTTCTGCTTCCTTATCCGCCTGCTTCAAAATCCGCCACACATGGCGGTCGCTTAGGCGGTGTGCCAAGGCCAAATCGTTAACGGCCTCATAAGCAGGGGTACCGCCTGCCGTCTGTCGGTCAAACTGACTGCGGATTTTACGGTTACGCAGCTCATACAAGGCCGTCTCGCAGCGGGGTATAAACAGATTGCACGGAGCCATTGCCTCTACCAGCCGACCGGCCGCCTCACTGCCGATAATCTCCTCCAAGTATGCAACACGGGATTGACTGTTTTTCGTATAACCCTGTCGCAACGGATAAGTCGTACCGCCCATCAGGCGTACCAACTCCAGCGTTTCATTAAACCCGATGACCGTAATCAACGCCTGTACACTATCAGGAAGCAGATGCTTAACGGCGCTGAAATCTGCCGTCTCATACATCACACAGCCCCTTTCTTACGGCGGTTCGCCGCAATCTGCAACGCCGCCACCAGCTTGTGCATATTGCCGTCGGACAACCATTCCACGCGGTCAACCTTAAACATCTTTTTCGCCGTACCGTGCGCATAATTCCAAGTCCAGCCGTTATCCAGCAGCAGGGCTTCGATTTTCCGCATCATCGGATCGGCGGAAGAGCGGCGGTTCGGTCGTTGCCCCGCCGTTTTTTTCGGCGCAAACCCATGTTGGCGCAAATCCTCTACTACGCGTTCCAGCTCGGGGATACTGCACTCGGTACACGACCGCTTGCCCGTTACGCGCTCCAACACTGCGCGATAGGTACCGTCATCCAAGCCCAGCTCCTTTTGAGCGATTTTAATTTTTGCAATCAACGCCCGGCGCATTATTTCTCCAATACAACATATAGTATAAATTAGCGCATATTATACCAATAAAATACAATATATAGTATTAAGTTGATGTTTTTTTTTGCGAAACTGACAGACATAAAAAAGGCCGTCTGAAACAGGTTTTAAACCCCATTTCAGACGGCCTTTAATCAAGCTTTAAAAGTCCCAGCTTTCCATCATTCCTGCCAGCCTCCAAGCAACTCCACCAACTCGCTAAATATCATACTCAGCGCAGCCGTCATCAGTAATTGCGTGGCGTAGGCTTGGCTCTGTGCATCATCGCAGTTATCTTGCGCCTCTTCCTGTACAACGTCCAGCCATTGGATACGTTTTAGTGTTAAATCCTGTGTCAGGATAAATGCCACGCGGTCATTCCATACCAAGCCAAGTTCGGTTACAGTCATGCCGTTTTTGGCGTGTTGTACCACATCTTCAGCGGTAAGGTCTTTGCGGCTGATTTTAACTTTGGGAGCAACATCGCCCACACCGACCAGGGTAACATCACTATCCAACACAAACCGCCCCTGAGCTTCTCCCTGCAAAAGCCAGTTGGTCATCAATGATGCCGGCGATTGACGGGGAATCGGCTGTTGAGCAGGCAGACCACCAAGAGCTTCGCGCAACTTGGTCAACAGGTTTTCGGCCTTGCGGCGATTTGCCGTATCAACGAATAACCACTGGCCAGCAAATAAGCCATAAGTGCGGCTGCTTTTAATCAACGCCTTAGGCAGCAGGTCGTCGATAATTGCTTCGCGTAATTCATGCTTTTCTCTGCGGCCGACATTACGGTCTTCGGCAGTTTGGATCTTAACAACCTGTTCGTCCAATTTATGTTTGATGGCCGCACTGGGTAATACTTTTTCTTCTCGCATCAAACTGATAAGCATAGTTTTTTGAGCTTCAAAAATAATAGGGTTCCCAAATGGCACCGGAGAACAAAAGCCTTCACTAAACCAGTCTAATCCGGTAGGAGAACAAAACCAGTTTTCTGCAATTGCTGTTTTGAGGCGTTCAGCGTCTGGTAATTCAAACACACGGAATAGAGTAACTTGTTTAAACCACATAATATAATCCTTTATAAAATCTACTTATTACCAAAGAAAAATAAAATCAACGCAAGAAAAAACCAAACCACCCCGAAGCAGTAATAAATAAAGGCTTTTTTTCGGGCACGCATAGCCTCTTTTTCTCCTTCTTTCACTTTTCCCCACACGAGAAAAGCGGTTTCCAATTTTCGGTTGGCATTTTCGACTTGAGCGTGGATGTAGAAGGAATCGCGTGCGGCAATTCTTAAAAATTCCAGCTCATCAGTATTTAAATTTCCGTTTTCCATCATGACAACTCCTGATTATGCGGTTCAACACTGAAAAACTCCTTACCCTGCACAATCTTAATTCCCGGCACAGGGTTGTCGGCGAAAAACTCAGGTTCGTTCAATACCGCATCTTTATTGACTTCTTTCTTCACTCGGATAAAGCGTGCCAAGTCGGGCTTGGACTCCAATAAAGCCAGCACCGCATCAACACCACTGACGCTGCATTTTGGCGGGTTGTTTCGCCAACGGATAATGCCGGTGGTCAGGTCGGCAAATTTGACCTTGCCGCCATCTGTCAGCGCATCGCGGTTGGCTTCGCTCCACGCCTGCACACCGGCATGAATGGCGTTGATTTCCGCCACCAATGGAGCAACACGCTCGTCGGCCTGTTTTTGTAATTCGGCCACATTGTCGTTGTGGTCGGCTTGGATGCGCTCAATTTCGCGCTGTAAATCGCCCATGCGTTTGATTTGCACCGATGCGTCGGCGCGGTCTTGAATACCCACGGTCAGGGCTTCGCTTTTGATTTTTTTCGATTTAGCCATCATTTTTCCTTTCGGTTTAGTTGATATTTTTGCCGTTTAAAATCGCTTTAACGGCGGATTGAATCTGTTTTAAAGCCGCTTTGCCGCGTACTTTTTCGTCTGCGCTCGGTCGGTAGTGGTATTCCAGCTTCAACGGCTCCGGCGGTGGTGGCAGCTTGTCTAAAAAATCTTTCGGACTCGGCCAGCGGCTCATTTCATTGGCCAATACCATAAAGGCCGTCTGAAAGCGCGGTACATCTCGCGCTTCGTCCCACGCCCGGCCGTGCGCCAATACACGGCTCCATGTTTGCGCAGTGGCGGCCACAGTGTCGGCAGCCGGCGAACCGCTCAGACGCAGGGTCAAAAGCATGGTCAGGCCGTCGATCATGGCGTTATGCAGTTGAGTAGGCAGTTCTTTCATTTTTTCAGTCCTTGCAACGACACGGCTGCGGTAAGGGTTTGGCTGGGGTTGGCCGGCAGTGCGGTGCGGCGGTTTGGTTGGTTTGTCTGATTCCCTGCGCTTGGTTGGCCGACCCAGCCTGCAAGGATTTCATACAGGTAGCCGTGCGACTTCAGCGGCGTTTTCAGACGGCCTTGGTCGCGTGCATTGACCGTCTCGTTAAAGCCATGAATCCAAGCCTCGGCAGGGGCAGGAAAACAAACCCCGTCACGCGCCGCCTCCTGCGCCTTAATCATCGGCAGCAACTCATTCAGCAGTTTCGCGGTACGCGCCCAAGAGAGCTGGGACTTAGCAGGGCGGAAGAGGCCGATGTAGCGGATAGCCGCTTTCCCGATATCGGCATCAAGTTCCAGCAACATCTTCAGCACTTCGGCTGCTTCAGCATCGCTGACCAAGCTATCCAAGCTGTTGGCCGCCCCGCAGTTGGGACAACGGCAAATCATGATTCAATCTCCCAAATATCGCGGCGGCGAATAACTTTTTCGGTTTTAACTTTCCTCCGCATCCATTGGCCGCAGTATTCGCAGCATCGGCTGTTTTTATTAACTTCGCGCCATTTATGCACATGCCCGTCAATAGCACAGGCTCCAATACGTTTGTAATCACACCATTTAACTTGTTCGACAACTTGTCCGCCTGGCTTAAATGCATAAATCTCTACCTTGCCATTGGGTAAAAAACTGATGGGAGCACCGGTAAACCACCCGTCGTTGTCATGCCATCCGATCCTCCAGATACCCAGCGTGTCAAACTTTTCGATAACCGGTATTCCTCTGCGCGGTATAACTTTTTTGTTCTTTTTCAAAAATCTATAAATAAAGTTGCTATATTTCGGATTCTTTTTAGGGTTGTATTGCTCAATGTCCATCACACTTCCTCCCATAAAGTTATCGCCCGCGCTAAAGTTTCCGCTTCCGCCGTTTTCCACATCCCGTCCGGCGACCGCGCAGCGATTACAAAGCCTTCGCCGTCCTTCTTCATGACCATCAGCTCGCCGCGGTCCTCGAGCCATTCGGTGATTTCTTTTGCATTCATTTTTTAAATTCCTTTTAAATCAATACCTTATATTTTCAATAAGGCAAAAAAATATAGAGCAACATCAACTGCTTACCGTTTTAATTGTCGTCATACCATTTGCCTGTCATGTGCAACACGACGATTCGGGCCAGCATTTCAAGCCAAATCCCCAGCAGCACCAACACCGCCAATCCGACAACAAACCAAATCATTTTTTCTCCTCCTTCTTCTCGGCAGGCCGTCTGAAACGCGCCTGATATTCTTCGATTTCACGCTCTCTGTTTTTTTGCGCCATTCGCGCCGTCGCACGCCTGCGGTGTTGTCCCCAAGCCTGCCAATCCGTATTACGTCGTCCGAAACTCATTTCACACATCCTTTCACAATCGCCTTATCGCCATATTTCGCGCGGATTTCCTTTACCGCCCGTGCCAAAGCCTCTTTTTTCGCCGCAGGGCTCAATAAAATTGGCTTATCGCTCATAAACAATCCCTTTCATTTTTTCCTCTACGCTCATTGACTCGTATTGCTCGCCCAAGGCTTTAGCCTCCAAATCCGCCATACGCTCGCGCCGCGACATTTCCAATTTCGCCGCCGACACCACCGGCTTAGAGCAGCTGTGCAGCATCGTTCCCACCAAAACCGCCCAAAACAACAACCAAAAAGCCAAACCGATCCACTTGGTTTTTCGTTCATAAAACAAATTAGACATTTTCCTATTTCCTTATAAATCAATTACTTAATATTTTCTCAAGGCAAAAAAATTATTGCGTACCCAATCCGCCTTAACCTGATCCGCCCATTCTTTGACTTCCTCCTTACACTCAAAACGCTTTCGAGCGCGGCGGATTTACAGCCATGCAAAGCCTTCCTTGCGCTTGGCGCGCACATCCGCCCACCAAATCTTGTGCCGCTTATGAGTGGCATAATCATGCCAAGTATCTTCGTACACCCCCGCGTGTACCGTATATTCACGCTTCATTTCAGACGGCCTTTTAACGGATAATTAACGTGCTGTACTTTTTCACGATCCCAGCCTGAAGCTGGATACCGTTTTTATTTGCGGTGCGCACCGCACCACACATCAGCTTACTCATTCGGCGCGTATTGCCGTTGGCTTGTTTCACAACTTCCGCCAACGTTTCTTCATCCGCTTCCGGCAACGCAGTTTGCGCAATCGCCATCAGCTCATCGTCCGGCAGGCTGTCGCCCAAAGGCAGGGCAACCGATACGCGGCTATAAAGCTGCACCAATTCGCCATGCTTACCACGCAAATTCACCACCAGCTTCGGCATACCGCTCAACACCAAACCGCAACCCGTTTCATCATGCAGACGGCGCAAAATTTCAAGCGCACGCAAGGGCAGGTTTTCCGCTTCATCGACCACAATCAGACGACCTGAATCACGCAAACGCTCGGCCACCGATTCAAACAAATCATTCAGGCTGCCCATGCTCACCAACTTGCACGCCGTCGCCAATTTGCGCATTAAAACCAGAGCCGTAAAGCTCGGATTCGCTTCAATCAACACCGCCGCAGGATTCTGTTCGCAGTAGTGTTTGACCGCCTGTGTTTTGCCCAAACCGGCCTGACCGTAAATCACCGCTACTTCGCCGCCTTCGTGGGCATCGCGCATCACTTCCGCGATTCGGCGGGTCGTCTTAGTCGATACAAAACCCAACACCAGCTCTTCGCGTTGCGCTTTACTGTCCTGCATCTCCAAAAACGCCTCGATTTTCGGCTCGATGGTTTCATAATTACCGCCTTTTTCCGCATAAGTGCCATTCAGATACATACTGATGGAGGCCGGCGAAGTACCGATACCGCGTGCCAGTTGAGTTTGGTTCATGCCTGATTTGGCTTTAAATTCAGCCAGTTTTTGTTGCAATGTATGATTGATTTGTTTCATTTTTTTAGTCCTTTTAAAAGAGGTTTAAAACCGTTTTAACTTCTATCCGCCTCAAACAACACAAAATCGTCTGTGCCCGTTTTCGGCAATACCGTATACTCCGCCTCGATGACGTTTCCGCCCAAATGTCCCAGCTCGTCCCAAGCTGCCGCCTGTTCCAGTGCCGGATTGACTTCCGCATTCGCGAGCTTGATTGCATTTTCCGCCCGCTTGATTTTGCCTTTTCGGCGTTTTTCCGCCAGTTGGTCGATACGAGCCGTCGGGAAAGCCTCGCGTGTATTGCCGTTGGCCTGCGCCTTAGTGATAAACTTGCCGTCCATATCAAACACATTGACCGCCGACGCATCGCTCAAATCGTAGCTGACCCGTACCTCGTCCTTGTGATACTCCGCCAGCTCGGTTGAGAAATAAGAGTTGTTGAACAAATCCAGCCAACCGCGCTGTACCTTTCGCACCTCTTGCGGCATAAACATCGTCGCCAGCTCTTCCGCCGACAACATATCCGGCGCGATACCGTCCTGTTCCAGCCTCATTTCCCGATAAGCCTTCGGCGTGTAATGTCCGCCGTCCGGATGTCGGGGCAGCTCGCCGTGCGGACGGTTGTTATAATCATCGATACACTTGACCACATCCGCGATAAAACGCGACCAGCTCGGCAGTTTTTTCAAATATTTCTGTTGTTCCTCCGTCAAATCCTTGCCTTTTTCCAAAGCATTAAAAGCACTTTCCATCTTGCGGTACATCAGGTTCTTCGTGCTGCTGTCCATCCCGCTGCCCGCAAACGTCTCATACTGCCGCGCCATCTCAATCAGATTGTCTTTCCACCATCGTTCGATGATGCCGCGCCCTTGCGGGTTGCCCGCGATACCCGTTTCATGCCGGATACCCAATCGGGACGTAATACCCGTGATTTCATGGTCTATTGTCTTGCCGGTTTGGCCGCCGCCGTTATCCGAGTAATAGATAATCGGCAAACCAAAATGCTTGACCCCGATACGCAGAGCATCCGATACCGCCACACAACTTTCAGCCAACGAAACCGAAAAACCGACCACAAACCGCGTACAACCATCAATAATCACCGTCACTTCCGGCTTAAACGGCCTGCCGTGTACCGGATGTGCCACCTTCGCCTTAAAGCTGTGGCCGTCGCCGATCCAAACATCGTTAGGCTTCAAAGCCCCCCAATCACGTTTCACATAAGGCAGCAGCGATTTATAAGCCGCCCCCGTTTTCCTGCCGCGCTCCTGCATAATCATCGGGAGCTTGTCCCAAACGCGGCGCACCATACTCAAGTTAGGCACATCATTGACCGGCATATTTTCCGCTTCCGCCCACTGCACAAACCGGCGGTAGCTGTGTGCCAGTTTCGGCGCGGACGGGATATTGTGAAACTGCATAAACATCGGCAACCAACCGTAGCTCTCAATCGGCTTGACCGCCTTCGTCGTCTTCGGAGCCAAAGCAACCAACCGCTCCGTCGCGTTTTCCGCTTTCAAATAAGCAGAAATCCAGCCGTCTAAAGTACGTTCGCCAACCTTTGCCGACCGGCTGCGGTCATTGGCCTTTTCCAAGTTTCCAAGCGTGACCGCGTCCAATTTACCTTCTGCCAGCAAGCCCAAAAACTGAGCCACCGCAGCCTTGGCAGAGCAACCGTATTGATATTTAATCCCCAATACCGCCGCCACCACCGCACATCGCGCATCCGCCACCGACCGTTGTTTCTCGTTCAACAGCTTGGCCGCTTCAGCCAGTGCCTGAGCCGACATCGCCGTCCCCGGTCTGACTTGGGGCAGCATTTTCGGCATCTTCTCCGCCAGCTCGTCCGACTGCCGTTTCATGATGGCTGCTCGGATTTCGGCAGGGAGGGAAGCGATTTCATACAGTTTTTTAGGACGGCCTCTTCCTATTTGCTCAAAACAGTGTTGCCAATTATTTTTCTTGGCATGGTATTCAATCCCTTGTCTATCAGTTGGTAGGCTCGGAATTCCTAATTTCGCAATATCAGATGCAGATATTTTCATTTTTCCTGCTTTCTATTTTTGCTTAAATGCGTTACTCTTTTGGAACTATTTAGCAAAACAGTTATCTATTTATAGATCTTGGGAAGGTTGGCTTATGGTTTCGTTTCTCAAAACGAGATGGCCAGATTTCTTCTGCGGGTACTCCAATCGCTGCTGCAATGATTCTTTCGCCTTTCAGATAAGGAGCATCTAAAGCCTTCCCTAATGTATTTGGTGCTAAATTAGCCTCGATAGATAATGCTCTTACAGACCAGCCTGCCTTTTTAAGACGAGCCACAATGTCAGCACGATGCCAATCAGTCATGGTTTCTTGCTTTTTTTTCATTCTCGCAATTCCTTAATTAAGTAGGTTTATTAACCGCTGTTATTTAGTAAGTGAGTGAATTATATTTAGCAAAACAGTTTCTTGCAACTCTTTTGCTAAAATATTTTTCTCAAAAGAGCGATTATTTTCGCAATGTATTGATTATTTGAGTAATCTTATTTAAGCAAAAGAGTTTCTTTTTTGCTTAATGTTTTGCTTAAATGAGTTATATTAGGAATGCTATGGATACTTTTTTAGATAGGCTCAAATTTCTTTGGCCTCATGGGGCAAAGCCATCTGACATCTATAACAAAATAGAAATGTCGGCTTCTGGATTTAATAGAGTTTGGAAAGATGGAGCTATCCCAACAGCCGATTACCTAGTAAAAATTCAAGAAGTTACTGGTTGTGATTTAAACTGGCTCCTGACCGGCAAAGGCTTGCCGTATCTCGACAAAGCCAGGCCGGAAAACGCCGGAGCATTCCCGGTATCCAATACCGGCTCAGGCGCGGTGGATACCTTGGGCAATCCGGTTGATCTGCGTGAGTTTGTCTTTATCCCGCGATACAGCGTGGAAGCGGCGGCAGGGCATGGACAAGCAGTGAATGATGAAAAACCATTATTCTGCATGGCTTTCCGGAGATACTGGATAGAAAACTACGTTACCCGGCAGACAGACAAGCTTTCTGTAATCGCCGTTAAAGGCGACAGCATGGAAGGCATCCTGAACCACGGCGACAACATCCTAATCAACCACGCCGAAACCGAGCCGCGCGACGGCCTGTACGTCCTACGCATAGGAAACGACCTGTTCGTCAAACGCGTGCAACGTATGCCGGGCAAGCTATTGGTAACATCAGCCAACCCACATTACGCCCCCTTTGAAATAGACCTAAGCCATACAGACGACGACATCGCCATCGTCGGCCGCGTAGAATGGTTCGGCCGTACCGTAAACTGATTTTAAAACCCTCTTAAAATAGTTTTAAAAATTTCCCAATCCCGTCAACTTCAAACAAAAAACCGCGCATTCCGGCGCGGTTTTGTGAAAAAGCTGGCGTAACTTTTCCGGATACAAAAAAACGCCGAAATCCACGTCTTTCGAAGATTTCAGCGTTTTTTTACTCTATTTGTCCCTTGTGCAAAAACTAACAGTCCCCCACATATTCGACTACCGGATCGCTTGATAGCGCGTTTGCCGACATGACCGCCGCACACTGCGCGCAATACGAAACCCTGTTCCGCGCTTATCCGAACCACACTTTTTTGTTCGAAATCACAGACGCGAAAGACGTGCACATCATCCGCGAAGCATTGGGCGAAACCTTAATCGGCTGCATTGATGTGGCGACCGGCCGTCAGTTTAGCGAAGCGGAATTGGACGAAATCGGCAAACAATACGGCATCCGTCGTCCCGAAATGCTGAAAAACATCACGTTCGGCGAGCTGAAAGGCCGTCTGAAAAACGTGGAACACGAAGGCTTTATGGTATTTGATGCACAAAACGGCGAAATGCTGTTCAAACTCAAATCGCCATATTACCTGATTTCCAAGTTTCTGGGACGAAGCAACGAAGGCAATATCGGCCGCAAACTGGACAAACGCCATGTTGATGAAGAATTTTATCCTTTAATCGACTACATCCACGAGCATCAGGAAGCGTTCAACGCTATGCCGGAATTGGATAAAATCGCGTATATTCAGGCGTTTTTGAGACAGTTGTAAGGCTGTCTGAAAAATACCGTATGATTGTGTTAGTATGACGATGGCGGATGGATTGTTTCATCCTCCATTCTATTAATGAACAAGGAAAAAACAATGAAAAAAACAAGTATCGTTAGGAAACTGATGCTCGCCGTCGCCATGCTTCCGTTGGCTGCTCAAACTGCGCAGGCTGAGGAATTTGGGTCTTTCGGCGCTCCGCCTAAAGGCTTTAAAGTCGGCTATCAATCCGCGCAAAATGGTGTGACATTGATAGAACTTGTGCCGCAGAAACAGACTGTGGAAGACTGGACGCAAATGGTCACGCTGCAATCCATGGCAGGTATGAAACCGGGTGTTGAGCAGTTTTTCGGCAATCTTTCAGCATCATGGCAGAATGCCTGTCCGCAAAGTAGTGTCAACCCAATAACGGCAGGTGAGGAAAACGGCTATCCATTCGCCTTGGTGATGTTGTTTTGCGCCAACAATCCGCAAACCAGCAAACCTGAATTTACTTGGATAAAAGCCGTACAGGGTAACGAAGCTTTGTACGTGAAGCAATATGCTTTCCGTTACGAGCCGACGAAGGCCGAGTTGACCAATGCCGTCATGCATTTGCGCAATTTACGCGTCTGCGACAACAGCGCAGGACATCCTTGCAATAAAAAAGGAAAATAAGCGTTTAAATATTTTCAGACGGCCTTACCGGTTTTGCTAAAGCGAAACGTAACAAGGCCGTCTGAAAATATATGGGGCAATGCGTATTTATTTTCCGCGCTCATACGCTTCGATTTCGCCAACTTTAGGTGCATAGCCGCTGCTTGTGTTGTGGCGTAAGTCCAACCAGATATCGACCAATGCCCAAGCAGCCGGCGCGGCAATCACGTTTTGCCCCATACATAAAACTTGCGCGTTATAGTTCTCCACCGAGCCGCGGACGGTGAGTAAATCATGTGCCGTCGCCGCCCGTATGCCGCGCACTTTATTGGCGGCAATCGCCGTACCCACGCCGGTACCGCAAATCAACAGCGCACGGTCGGCGCGTCCTGCCGCGACTTCTTCGGCCGCGGCAAATGAGAGTTGCGGATAGGTCCCTTCGGGCGAGGATAAATCGATCAAGCTGCTGACGCGCGGGTCGTTTTGCAGATGCACTTTGAGCGCGTCCTTCAATATTGCGCCGTTGGCCGGCGCGGCAATAACCAAACGCATACGAACTCCTTGAAGCACATAAAAACATTGTTCAGCATACGCCCACGCGTGATACGATTCAAGCCTGCAATGCAGAAAGCACGGTATGAGCAAAATCTACTTCACATCAGACCTACATTTCTCACATAAAAACATCGCCAAATTCTGCCCGCAATTTCGACCGTTCGATAACGTGGCGCAGATGGATGAATTTTTAATCCGGACGTGGAATGAAACCGTTACGCCTGAAGATACGGTGTACAACTTGGGCGATTTTTCCTTTGCCCACGACCATAAGCAGATAGAGCGCGTTTTGTCGCGTTTAAACGGGCAACATCACTTGATTTACGGCAATCATGATCATGTGATTCGGCAGTATGCCGATTTTTTCCGCAGTCAAACCAAGCATGACGGCCATCCGCTGCTGTCGTCCATACGACCATATTTGAAACTGAAATTGCCGGAAATTAAGAATACGCTGGTTCTCTTTCACTATCCGATTCAGGAATGGGACGGCTGCTATCAGGGCTGGTATCACTTGTACGGCCATTTGCATGACAGGGTGGCGGAAATCAAAGGGCGTGCTTTAAACGTCGGTTTCGATTTGCACGGCCGCTTTTTGACGGCAGAAGATGTTGATAAGTTTTTGTGTGATTTGCCTAAAATTTCGTATTTTGGCGAAGCAGGATTGAAGGCCAACTCGTCGGAAGAAGCGGCAGAGCTGGTGTCTTGGAAACTGGCGCAGTTAAATCAGGTATAATTTCAGACGGCCTTTGCGGATTTCCGGCAAAGGCCGTCTGAATATCAATTTCCCATTTTTGAGTGATACATGGAAAACCTTTTGGCTTACTTACTACAAAAAATCAGCCTCCCTAATCAATCTGGCAAGGACAAGTC